TGCTCAATTTATAGGCATCCCCCCCAATAGGAACAACGTTGGCAGACAGAGCAAGGTATCTGCTTAGTGTGGTTAAGACTTCTCAACGGTCAACTTATCCCTTCTTGTCTATCTTTGGGTTGAGAATGCTACTTTCACAGTCAGTTAAGACTCAGGTAGCAGACCGTTAACCGCCAATTAGAATATTGCGTAATCCGGTATCATACTTACCAATAGTATGATTGGCTCCTTACATCCGTCATACTGGAACGATTGGATGCTACGACTACTAACAGATAGGTTAACTACCTGGGTTCGCTCTCACACCTTCGGTATGGCGTTCAAGTTTTTTGCTTTAGGCCAGCCTTGGCCGTCTGATTTAGACTATCGTCTGGTTGTGATGTCCTCCTTCTGGTTCTGCACCAGCGGCAATATGACTAAGGGTTACAAGTATATAAAGGTATTGGTCAGGTGGAATTGACCAATTTTTTGTAATGAGAATGACAAAAGAAGGCAGTTTATCACCCCATCTGATATATCACATTTTCTGATATATCATTTAATCTGATATACCTTAGGTATGCTAAGACCTTAGGGATGCTAAGACCTTAGCATTACTAAGTAGTGTATGGTCTACAGTAGTGTATGCTATACAGTAGTAACAGAGTAAAGACTGTTACGTTAGTATCGAGAAGATGTTACTCTGTTACGTCAGTTACTAAACGAATAGAACATTGTTAAGCAAACGCTTTAATATATATCAACCTGCATACATTTCCAAGTTCCAAGGATTCTGCTTTTAGCAATCTGCTTGGTAGTTAGAAGATAAGAAGACTCTTGACCTCAGAAGGGGGGGTAGGAAAAAGAGATGTCTTCCTTAGATCATATTTTATTTATTATGCGAAAAGGTATATAACTATCTAACTGACTGTTTCCTAAAAGATGTTTGAATCACGTCTACCCCTCCTTTGGTTCATTCATAGTATATATATGTTTCTATATTAACGCCGTTAATTATATCGAGTTAGATGCTTAGGGGTGTTCATTTCCTCTCTGACAGATTATCTATATAGAAGGCAGATAGATGAAAAATAAATCAGGGTAAAAGGGTAGAAAACTATATATACTACCTGGGGGTCGGGACGTGATTCAGGATGGAAAAAGGAAACAACAGGTTAGATAGATATACACCTTAGCACACATCTTTTTTCATATGGATCACTCAGACTCATATACAATATTCTTCATAGACTATAATCAACATATATATATATATAAAGAACCCTAAGACTACCTATGACCGATGATGACGATTGTCAGATTCTACCCTTTCAGACTGAAGATGAAATGCCAGAGAATCCTCGTAAGAACTCGGTAGACAGATTGAAGGATCGTCTGCGAGAGAAAGGTATATTGCGAGATATCAATCTGAAAGATATGAAGAAGCAGATTAAAAACTGTCTTCACGAAGAATGTAAGAATCAGACAAATCGTCCATCCGGGTTCTGTCAGGACTGTGAGAAGAGACTTGGACCATATCTGAATACGGAAGTTCTCAGATGCTCTAACTGTATGGCCCGTCAGTCTTGTCCAGAAGGTCAGAATAAATATGGAGTCTGCGTATACGAAACAGAAGTTGATAAGGAGAAGTATAAGCAGAAGGATAGTATTGAACATGAGATGCGTGAGATCCTCCACCGTGACAAGAAGATTGTCGATAGATTATCCAGAATCCTACCTGCCTTCAATTTAAATGATGAAGCAGAGAGAAAGGAATTTACACAGATGTCCAAAGAACTGAAACTCTGGCATCAGGTTATTATGGAGCATTACAAGATATTCGCAACCTTCAAAGGCTGGACGCAATCAGATAGGTCTGACGTAGAACTAATGAAGATACGTTTAAAGGCTCTGGATAAGGTGTTTGGAAGAGGAGTTAGATCGAAGGGAATGAAGCAGACATCTCAAGTAGAAGAACTTGGGGAAGACGAACTCTCTCCATTACTCGTGGAAGTTCCACCAGGCGAAGCATTCAGGACAAAGAAGTCTGGCACTAAACCTATATCAGATAGGTTAGACGATGTGCTATCTGATTACGATGACATGGATTCTTTAGACTCTCTTGAAGCAGATATTGTAGCAGGTGACATTGATAAGGATAGAGATGTCATGGAGTTGGAGGAACTTGAGGCAGAGTATCATGCGATGAAAGATAAGAAGGCGACGTATGATATAAACTGGTCATCTGAAAATTCTATATCAAACGCAGATTCAAACAAAGAACTGGAACAGGATCTTCCTGGCATCTCGACTAGGAATCCCAAAGGGAGAAGCAGAAGATGAGAGGAGACGTCACACTTGCCAGGCAGGTAGCGAGTCATTTTAAATTTGCGCATTATACATCTCGTATTCACAAGCGTATCAGTCTGGCTGTAACTGGTATGATCCCACGTTCATATCAGGTAGAAGTTATGTGGCCTGTAGTTGTATCTGTCTTACGTAGGGAAGGTAGAGTTATTTACATCTGGCTTCCACGTCAATCAGGGAAGTCTCAGGAATTAGCAGAAGTAACTACACAACTTTCTATCATCATACCCATATTCTTCTATAAACAATATCCGCATCTGCAGAATGGTATCAATGTAGGTGTGTATGCTCCGGCTGAAGAAACTGCCAAACTGTTTACAGATAAAGTTAAGGACAGATTAGAGTCTCCATTCTACACAGATTTCCTTGGTGTTCATGCAGATGTCAACAACTCAAGTAACATCAAGTTATCTACTGGATCAAGTATTCTAACAACCACAGCATCTCCTACTGCTAAATGCAAAGAAGGACCAGATCTTGATCTGGCTATAATTGAGGAAGCCCAAGCCGTAAATGAAGGGAAGATTATAAAATCAATAGACCCCCAATTGGCTGCTCGAAATGGAACGATGGTCTATATCTTCACAGCATCCCATGAAGATAAAGAGCACGGGATGATTTATAACACATGCATCAAAGAGATGGAGAATCGTGAAAAGGGACTTCCACCTGATCCTGACTTCTATGTTATTGATTTACAAAGATGCTTCGATGAACCAGGAACTCAGGATTATAGGAAATTCGTTTTAGGCAGAATACGTAGATATGGTATAGATCATCCTGCTATCCAATCCCAGTATTTCGGAAATTGGGACGCTACGGAGGGGGATGACTTTATGACAAGAAAGACTCTGCTTAAATGTAAAAGTGGAGAATGGCTGGATTCCTGCGATGAACTCTGCGTAGGTGCATTAGATACAGCGAAGACGAATGACTTCTCCTGGATGACCATTATGCGTCTGCGAGATAGACATATCATCTTCATGAGATCCTGGAGAGGGGATGACTATGTTAAGCAGAGTGTTGAGATTCGTCTCCAGGCTGCTAAATTCAGATTAGCAGAATTCCGTTCAGAAGACAATCCTCCTGGAAATGTCCTTAATGACTTCTTGGAAGTTGAAACTGAGATGTCAGATGGGACTCTGATTCCCGCTATAGAAACAATAGTCAGATTAGCAACTTCAGATTTCATACGTGATGAATCTTTCACGCAGATGAAATTAAAAACTCAAAACAGAGGATACACTTATCCAGATTCTGAGAGAGAAGAGATCGACTTGTTTGAGAAGCAGATGTGTGCTCTTGTCAGACGTAAAGTTGGACAGAAAACGAGAGTAGATCATCAAAATAAAAGAGGAGATCAGTATAAGTCAGATGCTCCTGATTCTCTCAGACTTGTCCTCGACGCTGCTGAGGGATATGTAGAATTTGATGAGAAAGCAGAGAAGAACGATTCAAACTCACACAGCATAAAGAATGAATCAGATTCTAAGAAGTCTTCTAAAAACCGTAGTAGACTTGATTTGGAACCTGATGATGAAGTGGAATATGGTCTTAGTGCAAAGAAAAGATGGTGATTATATGGGATGGTTAGATAGATGGAAATCAAAAGGAAAGATAGGTAGGAAGATAACTTCCAGAACTGTAGCGGAGTATGAGCCAGATAGCACTGATTACAACGTGACTGCTAAGTCGTTTAGTGGAAAAGTCAGAAGTTTCATGAACTTCATACGTGATACTGTGCAGCCTCGATCTGAGGAGACTGGAAGTTATGTTCTAAACAGACGAGATCCTTGGCAGTTAGAGAGACAAGTTATGAAAGATCCTTTGCTTTTCTCTAACATCTCTCTGTATCAGATATCTGTAAGAGAGATGATAGGGATTGATAGATTCCACTTCGATAAACCGAAAACGGAAGAGAGGTTTAAGAAGGAAATCTGGCCTGCTGAAAGAACAAATTTCCAGAGAACTTTCTTGCAGATGGACCCTATGCATCTGGGAATCTATGGAAATCATATTACAGAAGTTCTGTATCCAGATGCCAAATCTGTGAAGAATAAGATGGCAGATGACTTCATCACTATGGATCTGCGGGAATATGAGTTCATAGAAGA